CCCCGCGCGGAAAAATTTGCGGATCGCAAAAATATGGTCCTACAAAGTGTTCCCTTGCCGGGATTTATGTGCGCTCACAACATCGCCGCATGTCCCAGCCGCCAGATCCATATCAGCGCCAATACAATTTTACGGACCACTCTATCCAGCTGCCGAACGCGCCGCAGCCGGGCAACAAGCTCGACCTTGAGCTCAACGAAGTTCGCGAGAGCTTAAACCATACGATCACACGCCTGGGCGAAATCCAACGCGACGACGGTAAGCTGCGCGACTCTGCTGTTCCGTTTGAGCACCTTATCCCAGGGCCGCAGGGCCCAATCGGTTTGACCGGCGCGCAAGGCATCCAAGGCATCCAAGGGATCCCAGGTGTTCCCGGAGTGCAAGGCATCCAAGGGATCCAAGGCATCCAAGGCATCCAAGGACCCCAGGGCGATAAATACGCATGCACGAGCACGACCGAGCTTACAATCGAAAACGGCGTCAAAACACTCACGACGCAAACCGGCCTGGCATGGACGAGCCAGCAAGACGTGACGATCGTCTATGACGCGAACAATCACATGCACGCCGTCGTCGTCAGTTACGACGCGAACACCGGCGTCATGGTCGCGGACGTGCAGCACAAGACCGGAAACGGAACGCACAGCTCCTGGACGATCAACATCGAAGGCGCAATCGGCGCGATGGGGCCCGTCGGGCCCGTCGGACCCCAGGGCGAGCCAGGGATCCAGGGGATCCAGGGGCCAGCCGGACCTGGTTTAGTTGACGGACTGACGATCTCCGCGGCCGCAGCGACGTATAAGACGATCGTTTCAGCTGACGCTGCGCTCGCCGGCAAGGCTGCGCTCGCGCATACGCACCAGATCGCGGACGTAACCGGCCTTTCGAGCTCACTTTCCGGTAAGGCTAACAGCATCCACACGCATGCCATGGCAGATGTGTCCGGTTTGATCGGCACGATCAGCAGCATGTCATCGGACATTAATTTCAGACTCAAGAAAGTGACCGATGCGTCGTTTTCGATGGTCTATAACGCCGGTTTTCTGTCTATCCCGGCCGGCTCTGACAATGAAGCTGACCGTTTTACCTACAACGTCCCGCAGCTCGCGCTAGGAACGCGCTCCTGGATGATCCAGCGCCCGGAGTTCCTGGGCAAGTGGATCTTCCTGGGCGTCATGAACGCGGAAAACAAGCGCCAGACCAAGGGCCCGCGCTCTTTCGTCGAATTTACGCACACCGATTTCGGCGTGATCGCGCATGGCGACCTGGAATACGAGGACGCTGGCATCACGATCTCATCTTACTGTGATTACACCGAGATTACCGACGCGGCCGGAACGCCCTGGGCTGGTTATTACCTTCCGAAGCATACCGTAACAAACGGCAGCGGAGGTTACACGGAGGTTACCGGAAACCCTGGTGAAGGCAGCTGCTATCTCCCCGACGGCTATGTGATCAGCACCGGCGGCACCTCTCCTCTGGAGTTTAATTGGTCTGACAGCGAAGGTCATGAAGGGACGTTCCAATACGGAACCGTCGAAAGTGAAACCACCATCGCCAACGGCCAAGGCGGCACGACTACCACCGGCAGCAACGTGACGACGATCACGGCGGTCCATGGCCAGGTGATCCATTCCGATCCTGGCGCCTGTTCCGGCGCGCTGGAGATCCTGTTCGACAGCTCCAATAATTACTACACGACCAGCGACACGCGCCAGAGCGCGCCGCCAGCAGATCAGTATATCCGCAGCGACTCCGGATCCTACACCGTTGAGCTCTGTAACGGCACCCACCAGCTTGGAAGCTGGTCCGGTGACTTCTACACGGACGGCTCATGCACCGGTGAGTATTTCTCCGGAACCTCTGAATACGTCCCTTCCGGAACGTATCTCACCAACTGCGACGACTACAACTATTACAGCGACGGCGCCGGCAGCTACTACAGCGAATACACCGGCGGCGGCGGCGGTTGCAGCGGAAACACCGGCAACACCTCGTCCGGCGATCTCACGATTTACATCACCGAGCTGGACACTAACGTCACGGCCGGCAGCTACTACGCCACCGAATACTATAACACCGATTGCACGACCTCCTGGTCCGGAACCGACAGCTGGTATAGCTCCGGCACCCTCCTGGCCAGCGACGGCGATTATAACTATTACGCCGACGGAAATGGCTCTTACTACGTCGAGAGCATCGGTGACCCCGACCCGCCCTCCTGCACCCAGGACGGCTACATCGGCCAGGTCAGCGGCGATCTGTTCGTGAACATCAACGGCCAGGAATACACGGCCGGCAGCTACACGGCCGATCAGTATAGCAACGCCGATTGCAGCACCTACACGACGAACGCCATGAACAGCTGGTGGAGCTACGGAACCACCATCTACAACGACGGCACAACCACCTACTATTCCGACGGCAACGGATCCTATTACACCTAACCTACCATGAGCACCTACGTTCGCACCCCTAACCCTCCCGTAGTCCGCGTCGAGATCCCCACCGGGTTCTGCGCGTTCCTGGATAAGACCGGCAAGAAATGCCTGGGCATCAAGGAATTCACCAAGCACGGCTATTCCTGGTCCGTGGTCCCGCCGATCACGAAGCCGACGCGCGCGCTGCTTGACGCCGAGCTCGCAGCTCGCGGCATCGCGCAGCCGGCTGCTTAATGAGCGAGACGGAACAGGACGACATTCAGCGCCAGATCAAGGCAGCTGAACGTCTGCTCCGTCTCAAGAAGGCCAAGTCCGGGCTGATCGAGTTCACCAAGTTCACGCTGCCGGATCCGGAGCAGCCGGAGGACCATACCCAATCCCGCTACCAGGACGCGCTGCATCACCGGGTGATCGCGGCTGCCCTGGAGGAGAGCGAGGCCGGGCGCATGCCAAGGCTGATCATCACGATGCCCCCGCGGCATGGTAAGTCAGAGCTCGCGTCCAGGCGCTTCCCGGCCTGGTTCCTGGGCAAGGACCCCTACCGGCAGCTCATCTTTGCCACCTACAACGACGACTTTGCCCAGGACTTTGGCCGATCCGTGCGCGAGACGATGGGATCGGCCGTGTTCCAACAGGTGTTCCCTGGCTGCAAGCTGCGGACCGGCAGCAAGGCGTCAGACAAGTTTCAGACCGAGGAGGGCGGCCTGGCCGTCTTTGTCGGCCGTGGTGGGGGCCTTACCGGCCGCGGCGCCGATCTGCTGATCATCGACGACCCGATCAAGGACCGCGAGGAGGCCAACTCCAAGAACCTCCGGGACAAGCTCTGGTCCTGGTTCACGGAAGTGGCCATGACCCGATTGATGCCGGCGGGCCGCGTCGTTATCATCATGACGCGCTGGCATGAGGACGATCTGATCGGCCGGCTGACTGACTCATCCAACCCCTGCTACAACGCCGAGGAAGCCAAGAATTGGAAGGTCCTGGCGCTGCCGGCTATCGCCGGCGACGACGACCCCATGAAGCGCAAGCCAGGGGAGGCCCTCTGGCCGGAGCGCTTCCCAATCCCGGCCCTGGAGCAGATCAAGCGCCTTAACCCCACCGGCTTCTCAGCTCTATACCAGGGAGCTCCCACCCCGGAGGACGGCGACTTCTTCCGCAAGGATTGGCTGCAGACGTATGACTCCCCTAGCGCGATCCCTCCGAACCTCCGGAAGTATGGCGCCTCCGACCATGCCGTCTCGATCGCCCAGGACGCGGACAAGACGTGCATGGGCTGCGTCGGCATCGACGAGGAGGACAACATCTGGGTCCTGCCGGACCTGTTCTGGCGCCGGGCGCAGACGGACATTGTCTGCGACGCCATGCTAGATCAGTTCCGGCGCAACGCCCCTTTGCTCTGGTGGGCTGAGAAGGGCCACATCTCCAAAGCCATCGGCCCGTTCCTGCGCAAGCGCATGCAAGAGGAAAAGATCTACTGCGCGATCGACGAGGTAACCCCGTCCAAGGACAAGCAGACGCGCGCCCAGGCGATCCGCGGCCGCATGGCCATGGGCAAGGTGTTCTTCCCTAAGTTCGCGAGCTGGTGGCCGGCTGCGCAGCTGGAGCTGCTCAAGTTCCCGGCGGCCAGGCATGACGACTTTGTCGATTGGATCGCGCACATCGGCATGGGCCTCAACCTCCAGGTAGGCGCGAGCGCGCCGTCCAAGGCAGACACCGGACCTAAGACCGGCAGCCTGGCCTGGGTCAAACACTCCTCCAAGATGAGGGAGTATGCGGAAAACAGATTGCGCAATTTCTGGTCCTAACGACGATTTTTTTATGGAAGCCAACGAACCTATCGAACCTATCGAAGCAGCGCCTTACCAGGCGCCACAGCAACCCCAGGGCATCAAGCGCGACCCGGATCCTAACGCCAAGGACTCCATGAAGGCCCTGGTCAAGGAATGGCAGGGCAAGATCATGCGCGCCAAGAAGCATTGGGAGCGCCCGATCCAGGGCATGCGCGACGACATGGACTTCTACATGGGCAAACAATGGCCCGGCCACCGCGGCACCCAGGACGACCGGTATGTCGCGAACCTGGTGCAGCGCCACGTCCAGACGCGCGTAGCTGCGCTCTACGCGAAGAACCCGAAGGCGATCGCGAAGCGCCGCAACACCCTGGACTTCACCCTCTGGGAGGGCGATGCCAGCCAGCTGGAGTCCGGCAACGTAGCTAACCAGCAGTCATTAATGACGACCGGCATGCCGGATCCTCACGCCATGGCGCTCATGGCCGACGTCGAACAGGGTTTCGAGAAGCGCCGGCAGCTCGACAAGATCGGCAAGACGATGGAGATCATCTTCCATCACATCATCGAGACGCAGAACATCAAGACGCACATGAAGCAGCTGGTTAGGCGCACATGCGTCACCGGCGTCGGTTTCGTGAAGATCGGTTACCAGCGCGTCATGCAGATGCGCCCGGAGGACGTCGAGAAGCTCACGGACATTACCGAACAGGTTAAGACCCTGGATCGCCTGGAGCAGGATCTGAAGGATGATAAATTTGATGAAAACAGCGCTAAGCGCGCGCAGCTTGAGCTCCTCAAGAAAGAGATCATGGAGAAAGAGGACGTGATCATCGACGAAGGCATCGTCTTTGATTTCCCTCAGTCTCAGAGCATTATCGTCGATACGCGGTGCCGGCAGCTCCAGGGCTTCATCGGCGCCGAATGGGTTGCCCAGGAGTTCATTCTCACCTGTGACGAGATCAAGGAGGTCTATAACGTAGATCTTGGAACGTCGTTCACGCGCCAGGAGAACAAGTATGCCGGGTCCGATGAAAAGAGCGAAGCCGACCTGGCTAAGGTCTGGGAGATCTATTCCAAGCGCGACGGCCTCAAGTATGTCATCGCGGACGGCTACCCGGACTTCCTGGTCGAACCCAGCTGCCCGGAGATCAAGCTCAAGCGCTTCTGGCCTTTCTTCCTCCTGGCCTTCAACGAGGTTGAGTCCGACCGGGACATTTACCCGGCGTCCGACGTCCGTCTGATCAAGCCGATCCAGATGGAATACAACCTGGCGCGCCAACGTCTGCGCGAGCACCGGAACGCAAACCGACCGCTATACGTCACGCCGGTCGGCATGCTGTCCGAGGGCGACGTCAAGAAGCTCATGGATCGCCAGCCTAACGAGGTGATCCAGCTCATGTCTCTCCAGCCCGGCCAGGCGGTCAACCAGCTCCTGCAGCCGGTCCAGCCCATCCAGATCGACCCCTCCCTGTATGACACCTCCATGTTCATGGAGGATCTGTTCCGCGTCGTCGGCAGCCAGGAAGCCAACCTGGGCGGCGGCACCGGCAACACGGCGACCGAAGTCTCCGTAGCTGAGTCCAGCCGAATGAGCTCCATGGGCTCTAACGTGGACGACCTGGACGAATTCCTCACCGAGCTGGCCCGCGCAGCCGGCGCCGTCATGTTGACCATGATGGACCCGGCCACGGCTACCAAGATTGCCGGCCCTGGCGCCGCCTGGCCCACCCTATCCTCCCAGGAGATCGCCAATGAGCTGCTCCTGGAGATCGAAGCCGGCAGCTCCGGCCGCCCGAACAAGGCTGCGGACATAGCTGCGTTTGAGCGCCTGGCTCCGCTGCTGATCCAGATCCCTGGCATTGACCCGACCTGGCTGGCCAAGGAGGCCATCAAGCGCATGGATGACGGTCTTGACCTTACGGAAGCCGTCCGAGCTGCGCTGCCGTCCATCGTCCAGATGAACGCTCAGAAGCAGATGGCTGAGATTGAGGCGTCCCAGGACCCCAACATGCAAGGCGCAGCCGGTGGTCAGCCGGCGGCCCCAGATCTAGCTCCTGGCGCCCCCGCCGGCGGCAACGTGAACGTCAACCCCCAGGTCCCTAACATCCCCCCGTCTAAGTCATACGGGCTACCCCAAAATGGGGTTTAAGCTCTTATTGCCAGGGAGCCTGGAGCTGAAAGACTAACTTTGTGAGCGAGACGCTAAATAGCACCGGGTCGGAACCGTCGATCGACCCCACATCCACAACCCAGGCGCCTATCCAGGCGCCTGTTGAGCAGAACGCTGCGCCCCAGGTGAGCGCAGCGCCGGAAGCTCCGACGCTAAATGCAGATACCGCTGGTTCGTCACCGGCGGGCGACACGGACGCTAACAAGAAGATCAGCCTCTTAGACGTGATTAAGACCGCGTCTGAAGGTAAATCTGACACGGCATCGTCCACCGTGGGGGATCAGAAGGTATCCGCGCAGGGATCCGCAGCCGATGACCAGGGCTTGGACAGCTCCGGTCAGAAGAAAGCCCCCGATGCGCAGGAGCTACCGTTCCATAAACACCCGCGCTGGCAGGAGATGGTGGCCGAGCGTGAGTCATTGAAACCGAAGGCCGAACAGTTCGAGAAGATTAACACCTTCATGACTACTAACGGCCTTTCGCCGCAGGAAATGGCTGAAGGCATGTATATCATGGCGCTTATGAAGAACAACCCCGCCGAGGCGCACCAGCGCCTTACCGGTTATGTTCAAGGCCTTGCTCGCTTCACGGGAGACATTCTCCCGCCGGAGATCCAGAGCAGGGTTGATGAGGCGCTTATTGATAGGGAGTCAGCAAAAGAGCTCGCCCGGCTTCACGCCGAGCGTGACTTCATGATGGCTCGACAGGCCCAGCAAACCCAGCGCGCGCAGCAAGAGGATGAATACATCCGGCAGCAGGAGCTCATCAATCAGTCGCAATCAATGGTCAACGCGGTGAGTCAATGGGAACAGGTAGAACGATCCAGGGATCCGGAATGGTCCGCGAAATATGAGATGGTGCAGGACCGGGTGAAGGCCCTCCTGGCAGAACGGCCGGCAAGCAACGCGTCGGAAGCTATTGAGATCGCACGTCGCGCTCTCTCCGATGTGAACGCTCGCCTACGGCCCCTTGCCGGGAGAAATACGCCGCTTAAGGTTTCCACTAGCTCAATGTCGTCCGTCAACGCCTCGCCGGCGCCGCGCAGCCTAGCTGACGTGATCCGGTTAGGCCTTCAAACATAACCCAACGAACCAGATAATACCATGCCCTCCACGTTCTCCTCCCTCGACCACATCGTCGCATCGGCTCTCGACTTCCACGTCAAGAGCGACGCGTTCGCCCAGACCATCCAGGAAAAGCCCCTGCTCGCGTTCATGAACAAGCGCAAGCAGACCTTCCCCGGCGGTAAGGGTGACATCTCCCTCCCGATCACGTTCCATGACTCCCTCCCTGGGATCCACGGCTACGAAGGCGACGACCAGGTTGCCTACGACAATCCCGGTAACACCAAGCGCGTTTTCTTCCCCTGGAAGGAAATCCATGCTGGCATCAAGGTCACGCTGACCGAGCTCAAGATCGACGGTATCTCCGTCTCTGACAGCACGACCGGCGAAAGCACCTCCAAGCACAGCAACCGCGACGTCACCGTCCTCACCAACATCCTCAAGGCCAAGCTCGACGACATGACCGAAGGCTGGGCCCGCGGCATGAACCAGATGTTCTGGAAGGACGGCTCGCAGGACGCCAAGGTTGTCGCCGGCTTGATGAACTTCCTCAAGCCCGGCCTCGCCATCACCGGCGGCTCTACGGATCTGAACGCTACCGGCACCACCGGCGGCATCTCCCGCGCGACCAACGTCCTCTGGCGTAACCGCACGGATAAGTTCACCTACGCGTCCGGCCAGACCAACATCATCGACTCCCTCCGTAAGGAAGTGCGTCAGCTGAAGCGCTACGGCGGCAAGCCGAACGCGATCTTCTGCGGTTCTGGTTTCCTTGAGAAGCTTGAGAAAGAGATCCACTCCAAGGGTATCTACACTCAGACCGGCTTCACCGGATCCAACACCGTCGGTATGGGCATCACCAGCCTCCTGGGCATCGGTGAGTTCGTCTATGACCCGACCCTGGATGATCTCCCCGAAGCCAGCGGCTCCGGCACCCAGACGGATTACTGCTACATCATCGACTCCGATGCGCTGCAGCTCTACGTCATGGATGGCGAAGAAAACAAGACCCACAACCCGGCTCGCCCCGAAGATAAGTATGTTATCTACAAGGCCATGACCTGGACCGGTGGTCTTGTGACGAAGAAGCTCAACAGCTCCGGCGTCTATAAGGTCGCCTAAGCGATCTTAGATCCTACAAACAGGGGGCCCAATACGGGCCCCCTTTTTGTTTGCGCGCACCAGGCGCCTGGACAGATTACTAGCTCTATGCAGACCGCTATCGTAGAGATCCTCCTTAACGGCAACATTCAGCATACGGTCACGCGCCGGGTCACCCCCGCGGAGATCGTCTTGCTCAAGCACATCCACGGCGATGACTCCGTCGTCGCGCCGATCGAGATCGAGTCCGTCAAGCGCAGCAATACCGACGAGGTTAACCGCCTTAAGCAGCAATACGGCGACGACGTGTTCAAGGCCGTGTTCCCTGGCGCCATGCCCAAGGTGCCCACGGATCTATCCGAGGTCGGCGTCGATACCGGCGCCAAAGCCAAGGACGAACCCAAGGCCTAACCGGACATGGCCAGGAACACTAGTCTCCTTAGTCTGCGCGATCAGCTCAGAGCTGAGATTGGTGCGTCCCCTAGCGTGGCCATGGGGGTTAATACGGTCGAGCAATTCGATCAGCTGCTGCGAAGGACGCAGGAGCGCCTGTGGCAGGACTTTGATTGGTCCTTTGGCGTGATCGACCGGGACGAGCCGCTGCTCGCCGGCCAGCGCTATTACACGTTCGACCCGGACATTGATTTCGATCGGATCTGCTGCGCTAACGTCAAGTATAGCGACATTTGGCACCCGATCACCTACGGGATCGGCAGCAACGAGCTCAATAATTTCGACTCAGACAAGGACGAGGCCTCTGAGCCGGCGCTGCGCTGGCGCCATTACGAGGGCAATCAGTTTGAGATTTGGCCGATCCCGACGACCAACAACCAGACGCTGCGCTTCCGGGCTGTCCGCAAGCTACCTCCTCTGATCGCGACGACAGACACCGCGCTCCTGGACGACACTCTGATCATCCTGTTCGCGGCAGCTGAACACCTGGCCAGGACCAAGGCCCAGGACGCGTCTGCCAAGCTCAGCCAGGCTCAATCTCACTTTAATCGTCTCAAGGGCATGGGCCTTAAGACGGACCGGTTCATCTACGGTGGCGGCCTGGATGGCGGCCAGCGTATCC